TGGAATTGAAATTGAAGTTAAGTTGACGGATGCTATGGTGGCAATGATGTCAGAGTTTAGTGATGATGATCTAGACTTTGTCGCGATTGATTTACCGGCTTACGTTTACTCAACACTCAAAGTCAAATCCTTAAGGTTTGCTGATCGCATCGTCAATGAACAGCAGATGGTTAGAGTTAGTGGACCGAAAGATGGCATGTATTACGAATCTTCGGGCCAGATTAGGTTTGGTGTAGATGTACCGCTTACGATTTATCATGAGTGCTCTACAGTTCCCGCTTGGTCTGGTAGTCCCATATGTCTAGGTGGTTTAGTATATGCAATCCACTTAGGTAATTTGGGGGGAAAGAACTATGGAGTTTGTGTAGCCCCACTTTTGAACCGAACGCGACGCATGGTTGAATCCGACACGGTTGCTAGTGACTACTTGAAAGAGATGTCCGACGCCGACCTAGTTCGTGATGCACAGCACTTCAAGTCGAAGTATGCTGAGGATGAGGCTACGGAATATGACCTGGCCTATCACACACGTGATAGCAAGGGCGTACTTACGAAGTTTAAAATCCACAGCGGATCTCGAAAGGAAGGAAAATGGAGGGCGTTTGCTATATCAGGAGGAGGCCGACAGTTACCGAGCCATATCATTCGTGATATTGAGTCTCGTGTGGCTTACGATCTCATTACTGAGGAGCAGGCGACTTCCATTTTGGATGATGCTGGAGAGGCGGCAAGGCATGGAGTTGATCAGAGAACATTAACAGAGCAAGTCGAGTCCGCAGCCGACGAGGCAGAACAGGTTTCTATTGTTGTTAGATCTAATGAGCAAGATAGACCATTGTACTTTCGTACTATGGTCGATAAGGCCAAATGGATTCTATTAGCAGATGTGAGGCCGATTTACCAAAGTCAAGCTGCATATGATCGATGGGCTGATACTATTACTGATGAACACCCTCGTGTCGTGTCCCTCGTGGAAGCATTATCCGATGTTGCAGAAGAATGGGACGACGTGAAGGCAAAGCCTGATGACAGAATGCAAGAAATGTTAGATTTGGAGGATGAGCTAGAGGAGGCCACTGGTTGTAGTGCTGTAATGTTACGTGAGTACATTAAGCCTACTACGGGTGCTCTCGTTGATGTTCATCATAACAATCTGGCAAATATTACTGAGAAGTTATTTCAGGTTGCTGGACCGGAGAAAACCCCCGAGAAGAAACAAGAGGCAAAGAAACAACAGAAACAGCGTGCTATACCTATGGTAGTGCCACCGGCTGGTTTTGCGGCGATTCTGGAGCGGAAGCACCAGCAGCGCTCAAAACTTCCGATCCTACCAAATTTAAGTGCGTGGAAAGCTAAGCCAAAGGTTGAACGAAAGAAGGAATCAGGCCCGCAAGGGCCCCTGGATTTCGGTGATGGTGGAGAGGACAAGAAACACTCTGCTCCATCTGTCTCGGGAAACGTGCGTGGAGTTGGGGAAACTCCGGTAAAATCCCAACCCGATGTGAAACTCTTGAGTGGGTCTTCAGTGTCGGAGCCTATACATTTGAGGATGGTGGAAGCTATCTCTCAGAAGGGTTGGGCCTCTCTCGAATTGGACGTAGCCAGACAAAAGCACCTCCAGCCAAGCCAAAGAAAGCCACCCAGTGTTATCGCGACGTGTGTCAACTGTTATCTGACAAAGAAACAGGTGAAATCAGTCGTAAAACACTTGGGTGGTCTACCGGCATGGTTGAAGCTCTCTTTGGATGGCGTTGGCCTGTTCGTGATGCCAAAACAGAGCTAGGAAGTTTAATATTTCAAGCTAATAGGTTCGTCACTGGTAAAGAGCCAAATAGTGAGGTTTTGAGGAAAGTCACAGATCGGATCATGCGCGAGTATCCCCATACCAAGCCCTTACCTGTATTTGTACAGGTGGAGGGTAAGGTCGGTTTGTCTCGTTCAGGGTTCGACTTGTTCTATCCATCGGTTCTGTCTGATGTAAACCGAGATTCATCTCCCGGTATGCCTTTTATGGGCTTGGGGTGCGTTGACAATGCTTCGGTGTTGGAAAAGTACCCAGAACCCTTGAAGGAGGCAGTGTGGGAGCGTTTGTTAGTCTTATCTCTTATGGACAATATTGAGTCGATGAATGCGGTACAACTCGTTCAGAGTGGTGCCGTTGATCCGGTTCGTATTTTCGTGAAGAATGAGCCTCATAACGCTCTCAAAGTCAGGCAGGGCCGTATGCGATTGATTTCAAGTGTGTCTTTAATTGACCAAATTATTGAGCGTATACTATTAACTCAGCAAAACAAGTCCGAGATAGACGAGTGGCATAAAATTCCATCCAAGCCTGGTATGGGATTAGATGATGCTAGTCTGTGTAAGATTTGGGATAATGTTAGCGGTTGGACTGGACAAAAGTTCGAAGCTGATATTTCTGGATGGGATTTTGGTTTACAAGCTTGGGAGATGCTTTGGGAGGCTGATGCCCGCGCGGAACTCGCGGGTATGGTAGGGACGTTGTATCATAGGACATTGAGAGCCAGGGTTTGGTGTGAAGCCAATTCCCTGTTCATGTTGTCAGATGGTAGTCTAATTGCACAGACGGTGCCTGGTAAGCGCTGCTCGGGTAGCTACAACACCAGTGCTGGAAATTCACGTTGCAGAGTTATGCTCGGATACTTAGTTGGATCTGAGGAGATCATTGCGATGGGAGATGACAGTGTTGAGGTTGGAGTGGCTGGGGCGGAGCGTGCATATGAGGAGTTGGGTCACTTGATTAAGACATTTGAGCCATGTGAGGAGGGTTTTGAGTTTTGTAGTACAAAGATACGAAAGACCGCGAAAGGGGTGACTGGGGAACCAGTTAACTGGTCGCGTACTTTTTATCGATTGCTACATGCTACTCAGGATTATACTGCTCTATTGGGTCAGTTTCAATTTGTCATGCGGCACAGTCCCCATTTGCAGCCATGCATCAACGTTCTCCAGAGGGTCGGGTGGGGATCCTCAAAGCTAGGCGATGAAGAAGAATCAAGCAAAGAAGGAGAGGCAACAAGCTGTGCAGAAGCGCCTCGCCAAGCCTGACATTAAGTACGCGGCTCCAGCAGCATATGGGTCTTCCCATATTGTTGGACAACCGCGGATTAATGGCGGGAATGGCGTAGTGGTTTCTCACACTGAGTACCTCGATGATATTCTCGGTCAAACGACTTTTCAAATCGATCCTACAGTGCAGGTTTATCAGATAAATCCTGGACTAATTACATCTTTTCCCTGGTTAGGGAATATGGCTGCTGGATACGAACAGTATAGATTTAAGAAATTGCGGTTTAGATACCAACCTCGTGTTGGTTCTAGTACCAATGCAGTTGTTTATTTCTCCACTCAACTCGATTCCAATGATGCGGATTTCAGTTCCAAGGAGGAGATGTATGCCTATGCGGGCACCAAATCGTCTAGTGTGTGGGTAGAAATGTATCATGATTGTCTCCTTGGGAGAGGTGACTACATGAAGAAGTACTTTATACGCACTGGTGACGTAGCGATGGATGATGAGATCCAACTCTATGATGTGG